AAACAAATGAGTTAGTTGAATTTGTGTATTTTTTCTTTCCCAAGTGAGTTCTTGGTGACCAAACAAAGGAGGAATCCTTCTCATAGGTTCATTTTTAGAAATATTTTGTCCTAGTTTTAATAAATCATCGGACTCTTCAGCGGTTAATTTGGCTCCCGATTTAGATTTTTTAATCAATTGTTGACTTCCTTTAATACCTCTTTTACTCAGAACTTTACTACCTTTTAGAATACTTAATAACTCATCACCAGGTATTATAGATAATGCTAACATCATTGTACCCATATAAGGGTCTCCCTCATAATAATAAAGACCCGCATCTGCCACCCCGGCAACAAAAGAAACTCCTAAAAATAAAGGAGACAAAGGTGTGGGAATTAAACCTAAAATACCTGAAGACACCTCAACTAAAGTTAACCAATCGTGAGAGTCTAGTTTCTTTAAAAATTTACCAACACCCTCAACATGAGCAAAATCACCTTTCTTAGGATTCAAATATCTTACTTTATTGATGTCACCCAAATCTCCTATTTCTCCCATACCAGGTTTAATACTAGGTATTTTACCTTTTTCAGTTGATGGTTTTTTATTAACAGGTTTTTTACCAACTTGTTGGTTTTGTAAAAAAAACGAATTTTTATTATTTTGTGTCTGTTCGTATAAGATATTTTCAGTGGCAGTTTTTGACATATCATACTTCATGATAAGTTTTACTCTTTCCAATGATTCTTGTGGGTTATATTTATGTTGTATCATATCCTAATCATCTTTTATTTACCAAATTTGATTTGCGGAACCTCTTTTTAACCCCGTATTCCATTTTTGTCCCGATTTCATTAATGGGTTTGCTTTACCTCTAGTTAAAGGATATGAGTCGGCCCATTTTGGAACACTTCCTCCACCTCCGGATGATGCGGAAGCGTCATCTTGTTCGTCTAACTCATCTTTAAAGCCACCGGAATTTTTGTTAAAAAAATCTATTAAAAAATCTACATCCAAATTCATAATAATAAATATATTATCAATTAGAAAAAAAAGTATTATATTTGCAATAAATAAAATAGAAAAAATGGAAAATATAAATAAAGGCGATACTGTCCAACACATTACCTCCAGATTAAATTATGTTGTGGATTCAATTGAAAATTACGATGGTATTATTGTAATTTTCACAGAAGGGAGTATCTGTAAATGTATCCCGATTAACGAAGTTAAAAAAATTAAATCTCATACATTGTCTGATTATTTTTTAAAATTATTTAGAGGTGAAAAATTAACTGATGATGAAGATTTTGAATTAACTAGTAAATTAAAACCTTTAAAGTTAGTAACTATCTTACCTTTAGACCCTAATTCTTTAAAATTATAACAATAAAAAGTATTATATTTGCAGTATGAAAAATTTATATATCCTTTTAATTTTGTTTTTATTCACTTCTTGTGAAAAATTCTCTCTTGAAACCAGTGATGTTACTTTAAGTGGTAAATATGTTGTTTCAAAACTTGACATTACCAATGTCGACCAAAGTCAAACGAGAGATTCTTTATATACTATCGGTGACACATATCTTAATAAAATGATGTCAGACCCTTTTGATTCAATGGTTATCAATCGTTTTTATATCCATTTTGATTACTCAACAGTACGAATGAATTTACAGGGAGTTAATCCAACGGGTAGGGATATATGGGAATATGGTTCATCACCCAATGAAATATTTTATAGAATCATCGGTAATAACACTTACAATAACGGGTTCTTACAATTTGATTATGTTGCGTCAGATAAATCCGTTAGGACTTTAACATTCTTAATTGAGGATGATGGATTTGAATCTCTTCAATTGAAAAGTGCTGGTGGTTGGTTTAGAGGAAAATTTGGTGAGAAACAAGTAATGACATTATATCTCACCAGAGTTGGACCTTAATATAATTCTGTCTCAGGTAGTTCGTTTGAATTTACTTCGTAATATTCATTCAAAAAAGATAACAACTCATCTTCATTTAATTGGGTGAAATAATTTCTTTCCCATAATTCATCTTCATCGATTTCATCTTCTAATAAAATTTTGTCTTCGGATTCTACAGAAAACCCGTATTCACTAGCAACAGAAAAATTTATATTTCCGGTTCTTATTACATCATCAGTGTCTTCGATTGTTCTAAAAGAAACTTCCAATATGTTTGTTTCTTGGTTTAAAAAATATGATACAATTTCTTTAATTTCCATGTTTAAATGTTTTTATTATAAAATATTTGAAAATTCACCAAAAACCATTTTGACATAAAAAAAACCCTCAATTTGAGGGTTTTATTTTTTTAATTGAATTTATTAATTCTGTTGAACATCTCCGAAATTTTATTCTTTTGGGTAATAAATGATTCTTTCATATCAACATCAATTTCTTCCCAATCATCATCTTCAGAGTCATCTCCTTCAAAATCTCCACTATGTGTTGCAAATCCGAAATCATCTTCAGAGTCATCTCCTTCAAAATCCCCACTATGTGTTGCAAATCCGAAATCATCTTCAGAGTCATATTCCTCCAATTCACTTTCATATGAAAATTCTTGGTAAGGACCTCCTTTACCTGGTCCCTCACTATCAAAATCATATGCTCTTTTCATACTACCATAAATTCCTTGAGACCCTGAAACATCTTGTTCGTCCATTTCTTCTTCAATTTCATCGTCAGCCCATGCAGATTCCATAGTTTCATACATTTTTTCAGGGTCATATCCATACATGTCGTCTTCATTAACCGGATATACACCTAATGGTCCGTTAGATTCAAAATCATATGCTGGTTGAACATCATCAACATCCATATCATCAACATTTCCCTCTTGTTCGTCTAAATCTGAGATATAATCCTCGACATCTCTATCTGGGAACAAGTAGTTTGATTTTTTTCCTCTAAATTTAAAATGAGGATTTGAATTATCCTCATAATCAATTCTATCCACGAATTCAATATCATCTTCATAATCAGGGTTATACTTTGGAAAGTATTTGTATTTACTACCTTTACTTAATTTGTCAACCTCAATTTCATCAAGATTCATATCTTCAAATCCATCATCTTCATTATCCGGGTCATCAACACCATCTTCAGTGTAAGATGATTCATAATCTTGGAAATCATTATCATCATCATAATATGGGTCATACATACTTCGGTCTTTATAATCGTCATTACTAACTTGTTCAGTTTTAATTTTTTTCATGTGATGAGCTTTTTCAAATGTCCCATAGTCGTTTCCTCCACCCTCAACATAATCAAAATCACCTTTTTTAAGGTTTAAATCTCTTACTTTGTAGATGTCATCCAAATGTCCGGTTTCTTCCTCCATTCTTCCTGAACCACATTGCTCACAAACATTTTCTTTCATGGTGCCACCACATTGTTCACACATATTACCTTCTCCCATTTCCGACTCTTCCATATGTCCATAATTACATTCAGAACAAACACCATCCATAATCATTGCTCCACATTCGTCACAAACTTCATTTTTTTCAACTTGTTCGTTGATTCCCATGTTTGTGTATTTCTTAACCTCACCCTTATTATTAACAACCATACCATCTTTATCACCAGCAAAATCATAAACATATAATGGTTGAGTGTTTGATACCTGTGGTTGCATTGTTTGGTATCCATTATATAAACTTTTATGTTGGTTCAAAATATCTTGTTTTTCACTTGCAGATAATTGACCTAATCCAAAATAACCTCTCATAATTTAATTTTAATAATAAATACTTCTAAATCTACATTTATCGTTTGACAAAGTCGAAACTTGAGTTTATTATTATATTGTCAGTGAGAGTTCTCAACATATTTGATAGTATCTTGGTAACTTACTTTCGCCGAAAAAGGGCTCTCCTGATTTTTTCTCACAATTTTTTTCAAGATGAATATTAAAGGATACGATATTAATGAAATTGCCGAAGGAGCCATAATATTAGATGGTTTGGATGATGCAATTATTGGCGTCATTGAAGAATTTGGTAGGGATAATCGAATTTTATATTCAAAAAATAAAATCATAGAAATTCTATCCGAGAGAGATGGTATGAATTGGGAGGAAGCCGAAGAATTTTATGGTTACAACATTTTAGGGCTTTACGCCGGAGAACAAAATGCAGTTTTTTTAATTACGGAGTAACTAAAAAAAATTTATTATATTTGCATCAAAATTGTAAATAATGAATATATTCTTTTTAGATTATGATGTTGAAAAATGCGCTCAATATCATTGTGATAAACATGTCGTTAAAATGATACTTGAGACCGCCCAATTATTATGTGGTGTTCATCATATGACCGACCAAGTAACCGACCAAGTACCGTACAAGTTGTCACATAAAAACCATCCTTGCGCGATATGGTCTCGGGAATCATTAACCAATTATTTGTATCTATGTGAACTGGGTTTGGCTCTTTGTAAAGAATATACTTACAGATATGGAAAACGACATAAATCTCAAGATGTTATTGAGTGGTGTGTCACAAATAAAGTTAATATTTGTGACAAAGGTTTCACCGAACCTCCAAAGGCAATGCCGGATGAATATAAAGTAAAGTCGGTGGTTCAATCCTATAGAAATTACTATGTAGGTGCTAAATCCGGATTCGCAATTTGGAAAAACAGAAAAAAACCTGAATGGTTTGAAAAAAATTTATTATATTTGCAGTATGATTAAGATAGAAAAAAATAGAAAAGTTTTTATTACTTCGGATACTCACTACGGACACAAAAATATTTGTAGAGGAGTGACCGAATGGCGTCTCCCTGATGGGGGTATTCCAATATCTCAAACAAGAGATTTTGACACCATTGAAAAAATGAATGAAAAAATAATTAAGTCCATTAACTCAATTGTTGGTGAGGATGATGTTTTAATTCACTTGGGAGACTGGTCATTTGGTGGATTTGAGAATGTTCAAAAATTCAGAGATAGAATTCTGTGTAAAGAGATTCGTCTTATATTAGGTAATCACGATACACATATCGAGAATGACCGATACAATGTTCAGGAATTATTTACAAGTGTTAACCATTACACAAAATTGATATATAAGTTCAAAACATTCGTATTATCTCACTATCCAATCTCGTCTTGGGACGGACTAAACAAAGGTCACATCCATCTTCACGGACATGTTCACCTACCAACTGAATTGAGGTTCGGTAAAGGCAAAAAAATGGATGTTGGTATGGATGGTCACCCAACTTTTGGGATATATGATATGGATGATATCATAAGAATAATGGATAAACGCGAGATTATGTCAGATATGTTATTTGACCACCACACAGACGAAATAAAAGGAATTGTAGGGTAATGGAAACGAAAATTTATTACAAACCACCGAAACAAGAATACTTCGATGATTTGAAATCCGCTTGTATTCGGTATTTTAAAACATTTGACAATGATTTTGGTTATGCGGATGAAAAAATCAAAACATTGGAATCATTGGAAAATGTTGGTGGTAATTTTATGTCGATGGTAAAAATGATTCATCCATTGGCTTGGGAATTAATCGCCGAAATAATATCATTAGAAACGAGAAATGAGATTAGTATGAGATTAGAAGATGGAGGAGATAGTTTAGAAACGGATTTTTTTAATATTTGGGGAAAAAATAAAGCAAAGGAAAAATATGGTCAGCTCAATTAAACTTGGTAATTTAACAATCAAAGGTGTTTTCAGACACCAATGGGATAATCTCGACTCCGATAGGATATTTCATAGGATTAAATGGAAAACAAAAAAAATTGGTGTTTTCTTTAGAAAAGATTTATGTGTTGGGACCGATAAAAAAGGCAAGAAAATGTTTGATGAAGGTAATCTTAGACCATCGTATATGGTTGGTGTTAATTTTATTTGGGTGGAAATGTGGATTGAAATTTCTTGGAAAGTATTACATTTAAAATAAAAAAAAATATGTCTAAAATAGATAAATTAAAGGAGCAACATCCTAATCTTAATGTTAGTATTATTGATTTGTTGGCGAAGATTGACCCTTCAAACACAAATAAGTATCTTCACTTCTTAATTAACAGGTTGAAGGAGGGATATGATTATGATGAGGGTGATGATATTGGGTTATATCTTATTACGGAAATTTTAGGACCGGACAGAATTGAATTACTGAATGAGTTCGATATACATTGTAACGCAAATAGGATTCCGAAAAATGACATTTCTCAATATAAGAGTTGGGATGAAATGAGTGATTCTGTTAAGGGAGCTGAAGAAATATTAAAACAAAAAGAACTTGAAAAACAAGTTATAAAATTACTTGATACTGATGAGTATTGTGTTGTTATTCCATTAAGTCATGAAGCATCTAAAATATATGGTTCAAATACTAAATGGTGCACAACTCAAGAAAGCCACTGGCTTAATTATATTGATAAATATAAATTAATTTATATTATCGATAGAATCAATAACGACAAATACGCAGTCTCAATTAAACAAGGTGACTCAAGTAAAATTCAAGGTTGGTTAGCTGACGATAAAGAAGTTAGTCCTTTAACTCTCCCAATATCTTTTGATGTTATTAACATTATTATTTCTGAGATTAAAAAAGATGAAACCATTATGGATTTAGAAGACTACAAAAAAATTCATTCAAAAATAGGTAAATCAAAATCAAAAACAGATGTCGGTAATCAATATCACGATAGTATTTCACAAATGATAAATCAATATATTAGAGGAATTGACCCGGCAACGCTTAATAACTCCAATAGCTATAGAACTTATTACGACAATGGTAATTATTATGAATATCCAGATTATCCAGATTTAAAAAGAACAAGATAAATTATGAAAGAATGTAAAGAATGTCCTTGGAGGGTAATAAACAAACACAACGAAACAATTGTTGAATTTTCAAAAAGAACCGATAAAGCGCATAATTGTCATATGACAAAAAATGGTGGTGAAAAATTATGGGAGGTTGATGAGGAAACAAAATGTCGTGGAAGATTAAATTATGAAAAAAAAAAATAGTCATTTAATTTAAATTTATTATCTTTGTTGAAAATTAGAAATGATGGAGCGTAAAACAATAAAAAAACAGATTGACCATAGGTATGTTGGTAAAAAACAACCAAGATGGAAAGACCTTAAACATTCTGAATATCAAGACGATGATTTAATTTATGTTGGATATGAGGAAGATGAATATGGTAATGATGGTGAGTGGTTTATATCAATTGAAAGAGAAAGGCTTGAGACTGATGAGGAATATAATGAGAGAATGAAACGTCACGAGAGATTCTTGGAGGATTCAAAAAAACAAAGGTATGAAAGATATCTAAAATTAAAAGAAGAGTTCGAAAACGGAAATGTTTCTACCGAATTAAAATAAAAAAATTATGTCGTATAAACTAATCATGTTAAGTTCACCTATACTCATCAACGACCAAAATGATGAGTATAAGGAATATGATTGGAATAATTTTGATTATTCTGATTTTAGTAATGACCCTAATGTAATTGTTTCAGGATTTGGATTACCTCAACTACCAAAATTAGATTTATCTAAATTAACTACCGACGAATGTATAAGTATTGGGTGGATTGATAATGGGTGGATTGAGGAAACCTCCAATCTTCTCAATGATGAGATAATAAAAAAAGTATCAAGACTTTGTTTGACTTCAGGTCATTCCAAGACCAGAGTTATGAATAAAGATAAATTTTTATTAGATTTTGAAGACATGAGAAAAATTATCCTTATGTCGAGAATTAGGAATTACAACACGACTCCGAGATATTCTTTTGATGAAATAATTTCTTCGTGTTGTAAACCTAAAATCTTTGATGTTGAAGTTGAATTTGAAGATGATAAATGTGTAATAACCAAACTTATATAATATAATGAAAGAACTAGTACTAGTTAGAGGAATTCCCGGGTCAGGAAAATCGACCTTCGCAAAATTAATCTGTAACCAATATGTCGAAGCCGATATGTTTTTTAACATTGAGGGTGAATATATGTTTGACCCAACAAAATTAAAAGAAGCTCACGAATGGTGTAGAAATAAGACCGAAGAGTGGATGAAACAAGATTGGAATGTTGCGGTTTCAAACACTTTCACCCAAGAGTGGGAAATGGAACCATATTTTGAACTAGCAAAAAAATATGGATATAGAGTCCATTCTATAATTGTTGAGAATAGACATGGCGGAGAGAATCAACATGGGGTCCCTGAAGATAAATTAACTCAAATGGTCGATAGATTTAACATTAAACTAAAATAAAAAATAAAATATGCAAACATTAATTTTTGACACATCTAAAAAAACAATTCGATTACTAGATGGTTCTCGAGGTAGCTCTAAAGAAATAGAAACTTTTGAGAGAATAAAAACGGTAAAGGTTTTAGTGAGTTGTTATGAAGCAATTCAAATACCACTTGAACCACATCTAAACCCAATGCCGGTTTTAAGAGTTCCGATATCTAACACTAATATGGTAATCATAAATGAATAATATGAAAAATACTTTATTAACTTACTTTATTACAATTATAGTTGTAATCGCTATTGTGGAATTAACTAATTTCGCATTTACCCTAATGAATCAACCCGACACCTATGTGTTTTACTTGGGATTATCAATAATTTTGAGTGAAGGTTTTGCCGGTGGATGGTTGGTAATGAGAACATTAAAAAATATTTTCTCACCTAAAGAGGACGATTCGGAAAAAAAAGATACCGAATAAAAAAAATCCCTTATATTTGTATTCAATTTTAAACTAAATAAAAAAAAAGTTATGTTAAAAACCAAATTAATTTTCTACGGAATTATTGCAATGTTCCTATTCCTTTTACTATCCAATTCGTGTGAGCGTATTGACGCAGGTCATGTTGGTGTAAAAGTAAACCTTTATGGGTCAGGTAAAGGTGTCGGTGATGTTACAGAATGCACAGGGATGGTATTCTACAATCCGGTGACAACTCGTATCTACGAATTCCCAACATTTATCCAACACAAGGAGTATATTAAAACTGAGGATGCGGACAACTCATTTGTGGTTAACTCAAAAGATGGTAGTGAGTTCCATGTTGCACCAATCGTGAATTACTCAGTTAAACGAGAAAAAGTTCCATTTATCTTTTCAAAGTATAGACGAGAACTTTCATCAATTGAGGAAGGATTCCTAAAGACAACTATCTATGACGCATTCCGTATGACCGCAAATGCCTATACTGCGGAAGAACTAATTTCAAATCGTCAAATATTTGAAAATAAAGTTAGAGCGAAGTTGGAATCGGATTTACTTAAAGAAGGGTTCATTATCAACCAATTAACCTCAAATTTAGGTTATCCTGAAACATTTAAGAAAGCGATTGAGGCTAAGAACAACGCGGTTCAAACAGCCCTTACGGCAGAAAATCAAGTTAAGACCGCTGAAGCACAGGCAAAAATCAAAGTCGCAGCCGCTGAAGGTGACGCTCAAGCAATGTTGGCAACCGCAAAGGCAGAAGCCGAATCAAACAAATTAAAACAATCGACCCTAACTCCAATGTTGTTACAACAAAGGTGGATTGAGAGATGGGATGGACACTTAAGTCAATATCAAATGGGTAATGGAAGTAATTTTTATCTACCAATTAAATAATTTTCCATAAAACACTAATAAAAATAAAATCCTCATCCTTTGATGAGGATTTTTTTATGTATTTAAATAAATTTCATTATATTTGCACTATGAAAAATTTAATAGAAACTTTGGAAAAATATTATGAAGATGGTTTGTTATACAAACAAACACATCCAACATTACCATTAACCATATGGAACTACACTCCAAAAGTTCAATACGAAAACATTTGGGATAAGATAACTTTGCAATGCCGCGGACTGGTAACAGATGACAACGGAAATGTTGTGGCAAGACCATTCGAAAAATTCTTTAATATCGAGGAGGATATGCACATTCCAACATCAGAATTTGAGGTTTATGAGAAAATGGATGGTTCCTTGGGAATACTATTCAACTACGAAGGAGAATGGGTATTTGCAACACGAGGTTCATTCACATCAGAACAATCAATTAAAGGATTCGAGATGTTGAAAAGATACAATTACACTAAACTTCATGAAGGATATACCTATTTGTTTGAAATCATTTACAATGAGAATCGTATAGTGGTAAAATACCCATTTGAGGACTTGATATTACTCGGAATGATAAATACTGAAACTGGATATGAAGTTGATTTGTATGGTGAAGGTGTTGATGTTAGATTGACAAACTTAATATATAATATTGGTTTCAAAGTTGTTAAAAGATATGACGGAATTGAGGATTATACAAAATTAAAATCTTTGATTGATAATAATGCCGAAGGGTTTGTTGTTCGTTTCTCAAATGGAGATAGAATGAAAATCAAAGGTGAAGAATACATACGTCTCCACAAAATAATGACCAATGTTTCAACTACAGGAATATGGGAAATGTTATCCAATGGTGACAATGTTAATGAATTATTGAAAGATGTTCCGGATGAGTTTTACAAAAAAATTCAAAACTATGTTAGAGATTTAAAATATAACTATGTTCAAATATCTGAGATGGCCGGAAAACTTCACGATGGGTTCCGTTATGGTAAATATAACGATGTAGACCCGGAACCAACAAAAAAAGAATTTGCAGAATTCGTATTCAAACAACAAAAAGTATTACATCCTGTGATGTTTGCAATGTGGGACAAAAAAAAATATGATAAAATAATTTGGAATATATTGAAACCGGAATTTGAAAAACTTTAACACCATGAAAGAGAAATTAAATGAAATTTATGAAAAAAATGTAAGTGAAACTTATGTTATCGATAAAGAAGGAGTTGTCAAATCGATGGAAGATGCTTATAATTTAGGTATCACTGATGTTTTTAAATGGTTATCGAATATGGATTATCTAACGGACAACATGCAATACATAATTGATGAATGGAACAATCAAAATAACAACAAAATATGACAAACGAAGAAAGAATCGAGGAAATAATTTTTGAAATTCATAAGTTAGATAAAAAAGAGCCCTTTTTTGAGTTAATTAAAGTATTATATACTGATTATCTAAAAAAAGATAGGATTGATGTTTATGAAATGGCATACAAAATCATTAAAAATAACGAAAAAATAAATAAAAATGAAAAATAGGAAAGAAATTAGGCGTTACTGCCAATTAATTGCGGAGATTAACTCAATCCATTGGTCAATCGATAATAGTGAATATCGTGCGGATACCATAAAATTCGAAGAAAAACTTACCTCATTAGAAAATGAGTTGGAAACAATATTAAAAAAATTAGTCCAAGAATAATGATAACATTTATTAAAAATAATTTTGGAGAACTTTTAATCTCATGTCTTGTTATAATGGTTATTGCAACATTTGTGGTAAATTTATATTATCGAGAAAGTAAAATTGTAAATGGCGTTGTCCTTGAACATGGTGTTACCTCAGATAAATATGGTGATAGGACTTATATCACAATTATTAAAACTGATGATGGTTTTATTGAGGAAAAAACTGGTTTAAACTGGTATGTAACACCAATTAATCAGAATGTTAAGGTTGAAGTTTATAGATGGAAAAAAATAAAATTATGAAAATATTATCAGTAATAGTAATTATTTGTCTTATAATCCTTAACTTTATTTCTGTTGAGGATTGTCCTTGTAATAGAGTTCATCATCCCTCAAGACTAGTTTTATTAGATAGTAGTAAGATGTTAGTGGGTAAAGTAGATAAAATAGAATCTGATATTGATGGTGATATACATATAAGATTAAAGATAGGTGATAGTTCATTATTGGTAAAAAATAACTATAAAGATGAAAATGGGTGTATGGTGGGAGAAATTGTATGTGCGGTTCCATCGATATTCACGGTTTGTTGGTTTTATAAAAATGAAATAACTATACCTAGAGAAGGTGATAGTATAGAAATAGAAGGGCCTTATGTTTTTGATAAAACCCATGAGATAACAGAAATACACCCTATAATGAATTTAAAAATTATTAAATAATGAATAATATAGATAAACAATATCAAGATTTACTTCAAGACATTCTTGATAATGGTATAAATAAAACAGATAGAACAGGAACAGGGACTATAAGTGTGTTTGGTAGACAAATAAAACATAACATGAAAGATGGGTTTCCATTGTTAACTACCAAGAAAATGGCATTTAAGACAATGGTAACTGAGTTACTATGGTTCCTTCGTGGTGATACAAACATTAAGTTCCTTGTTGATAATGGTTGTCATATTTGGGATGGTGATTGTTTCTCTAATTACCAAAAACAAATGCATAAGATAATGATGAATAATATCAAATATGAAAAAGGGTTTGATACAACGGTATTGAATGAAAGAACAGATGGTTTTTGGTCTTATGAAGAATTCATAAACAAAATAAAAACAGATGATGAGTTTGCTAAAAAGTGGGGTGAGTTAGGTTCAATTTATGGTAAGCAATGGAGAAATTGGGAAGGATTTGAACAAGGTTATAACACCATTTATAATGAAGAATTTATTGGTTCAGATAAAACTCAATTAAAAGATACCAAAGGTATAGACCAAATTCAAAACTTAATCAACGACCTTAAAACAAACCCAGATTCAAGGAGATTGATGGTGAACAGCTGGAATGTAGGTGAATTAGACCAAATGGTTCTTCCACCTTGTCATTATGGATTTCAAGTTTATACAAGAGAGTTGAGTATGAGTGAGAAGGAACTTTGGTATAAAAATAACAATGTCAACCCAAACTCACCCTGGTATCCAACCTTCCCAACCAGAGCAATATCTTTAATGTATAATGCTAGAAGTCAAGATGTTCCATTAGGAACTCCATTCAATATCGCATCATATGCCTTACTATTAGAAATAATTGCAAAGATGGTTAATATGGTTCCTGACGAATTGATTACAAATATGGGTGATTGTCATATTTACTCAAATCAAATTGATGGAATTAAAGAACAAATTGGTAGAGATTATACATTAGAGGAACGACTTAATATGGTTTCTGAGGAAATACAAAAAGAATTTAGTAGTGGTATAGTTAATTTACCTAATTTTCCAAACACTCCAGTTTGGAGTGATGGTGGGAAAATGTCCTGTTTAGATGATTTTGGAGTGCCTCGTAGAACAAGAGAACCATATCCATTACCAAAGTTAGTTCATATGAAAACAGATGATTTTTATAAATCATTGTCAAATGATTTAAGTTTGTTAACACATTTGGATAATACTGATTTTGTTGTTGAAAATTATCAATCACACCCATCTATAAAAATGCCGCTATCAAATTAAATTATGAAAACAGAAGAACAGATTAAAAAAAAGTATAAGGAGATGTTAGAACATACAAAACTCCTAACAGATAAATACCAGAACCCAAACAATCACGATGATGTCAATGTCAACAATATTCAAGAACATATACGAAATGCAAATGAACAATTTAGCATGAACTCGTTAATCGAATGGGTTTTAGATATTAAAAAATAAAAAAAAAATTAAAAAATATGGAAAATTACAAAGGAGATTATTATAATCCTGAAACATTTGAAAAAACAGAAATCGAAACTAAAATACCTAATTATTTGGTGACACATATTAAAGAATCGCTAGACAAATTAGAAGAACATTTTGTCACACCTATTTTAATCAATCCCGAAGACACATCTGTTGTTTTTGGTGTTATGAATAATGAAAATAAATTAAAATATAGAATAGTAATTACACCAACATTATCAAATTAAATTATTATATAAAAAATACAAAAATTACATGAAATACATCTTAAATTTAGACAATGTGTCTTTGAAAGACATTAATATTGTTGGAGGAAAAAACGCATCATTGGGTGAAATGTTACAACGCCTAAAAAAATTAGAAATTAAAGTCCCTAATGGATTTGCAATAACTATTGATGGTTATTATGACTTCATAAAACATAATAACTTAGATAAACCAATCAGAGAACTTATTGGGAATCTAAAAGAAAATGACATTATTGAGCTTAGAAGAACCGGTTTAATGGTAAGACAATTAATTCGTAATGGAGTTTTTCCTGAACAATTAAAAAACGAAATACAAACAAAATATCGTGAGTTGTCCGAAATTTATGGTCAAACAATGACTGATGTGGCGGTGAGGTCATCGGCAACCGCAGAAGATTTGCCTGACGCTTCTTTTGCAGGTCAACAAGAGACTTTCTTAAATGTTAGAGGTTCAGAATCAATCTTAGAATCAGTTAGAAATTGTTTTGCATCTTTGTTCACCGATAGAGCGATTTCATATAGAAATTCTTTTGGTTATGACCATTTCGATGTTGGATTGTCGGTATGTATTCAAAAAATGGTCCGGTCAGATTTATCTTCGTCCGGAGTTGCATTTTCATTAGATACTGAAAGTGGATTTAAAGATGTTGTTATGATTAATGGTTCATATGGTTTAGGAGAAATGATAGTCCAAGGAACAATATCACCAGACGAATTTATTGTATTTAAACCATTATTGGAAAAAGGATTTAGTTCCATAATTGAAAAAAAATTGGGAAATAAAGACCAAAAAATGATTTATGGTGAAGACCACGGAAAATTAACCAAAATCGTTAATATTGATGATGAACATAGAAACAAATTTTGTATTAACGATAAACAAGTATTAGAAATCGCAAAATGGGTTACATCAATTGAAAAATACTACTCAGAATTAAAAGGACATTGGTGTCCAATGGATGTGGAATGGGCGATTGACGGATTAACTAATGAGTTATATATTGTTCAGGCTAGACCTGAAACAATCCACTCAAGGAAAAAAAGAGATATATTAACCGAATATACAATTAATACTGAAAATTTAAAACCTATTGTTAAAGGTAGTGCTGTTGGAGATAAAATCACTAATGGAGAAGTAACTATTATGTATTCATTAGATGGTAGAGACGGGTCGTTAGATTGTTCTGAATTTGTTGAGGGAAGTGTCTTAGTAACTGATATGACAGACCCTGATTGGGAGCCTATAATGAAAAAAGCGTCTGCGATTATAACAAATCGAGGAGGTAGGACATGTCACGCAGCGATTGTTGCAAGAGAAATGGGATTACCGGCAATTGTTGGAACAATGAATGCTACGGAAATATTAAAAAATAATCAAAAGGTGACGGTATCTTGTGGAGAAGGAGATGTTGGTTTTGTATATGATGGTTTCATTGATTATGAGAAAATTGAAACAAATTTGGACGATTTACCTGAAGTTTCAACACCAATTATGTTGAATGTTGCATCTCCCGAAATCGCATTTAAGTTTTCAAATCTTCCAAACGCAGGTGTTGGTTTGGCAAGAGAAGAATTCATAATAAATAACTATATAAAAGCACATCCAATGGCGTTATTAAAACATAAAGAAATTGGAGATGAGGAATTAACAAAACAAATTAATTCAATTATTAAAGGGTATGATGATGAAGAAACTTTCTTCATTAAAAAATTAAGTTATGGTATTGCAAGAATTGCCGCAGCGTTTTACCCCAATAAAGTTATTGTTAGACTTTCAGACTTTAAATCAAATGAATATAAAAATCTTTTAGGTGGGTCGTATTTTGAACCGGATGAAGAAAACCCAATGATTGGTTGGAGAGGAGCATCAAGATACTATTCCGACAAGTATAAAGAAGCTTTTGGTATGGAAATTAAGGCAATAAAAAGAGTTAGGGAAAAAATGGGATTCGATAATGTCGTTGTTATGATACCTTTTTGTAGGACCATAGATGAGTTATTGAAAGTTTATAAGGTTATGGAATCTTATGGGTTAAAACGAGGTGAGAAAGGGTTAGAAGTTTATTTAATGGCGGAATTACCATCAAACATTTTTATGGCGGAAGAATTTTCAGAATATGTGGACGGATTCTCAATTGGGTCAAACGATTTAACACAATTAGTGTTAGGTTTAGATAGGGATTCCGCACTTGTTTCTCCAATTTACGATGAAAGAAATCTTGCGGTTAAAAGAGCGATATCTCATTTAATAAAAATTGGAAAGAAAACAAATACGAAAGTTGGAATTTGTGGTCAAGGTCCGTCTGATTTCCCTGATTTCGCAGAATTCTTGGTGGAAGAAGGTATTGATAGTATCTCAATAACACCGGATTCATTATTAAAAACATTAAAAACTTTAAGTAAATTAAAAAAATAATTTCAATTTTATTAATTTTATTCGTTATGGGCTCGTGTTCAAAAGACGAGCTCATACCCAATAAGATTACCAGTAAAATCAAACAAACTGAGGTTAAACCTAAAGATACTCTTAAACCAAAGAAGAAAAAGTTCAGACTTTTTAGAAAAAAGAAATGTAAAGTTTCACAAGTTTCTCCGCAAATCTCCTAACATATCGATTAACTGAATCTAATTCAGGTTCCATATTTTTAGAATCCATATAACTCAAAATTCCTTGCACCATTTTATCTTTGGATTTGTTGGCCATATCTAACATCTCCTCATATTCTTCATTATCTTCTTGGTTTGTTCCATAATTCATGTCAATCCATTCTTTACCCGAAAATAAGAATGGTGAAGATGAATGCATGTTAACAACTCGACTTTCTCTAACTTTATTCAAAAATTCTCTAAAAAATCTCCAATCAAAATGGTCAAATATTTCGGGATTTTCCGAAAAATAATCTATTCGAGAATCTCCAACTTTTGATTCTTTAATTTGACTATCAGCAACTTTAACCCAACTATCGGTTACACTAATTAATGCTAAACTAGACCCGTTATCCCACTTAACTTCGATAATTTTTCCATCTTCCTCAAATGGGTCACGACCTACTTTAGTGACAACTCCTTCAACTCCCATTGGAACTCCAGTCTCTCCATCCATATGAAGACACATTACTCTATCACCTTTAACTAATTCAGGATTTAATTCTCTTTTTGACATATAAATAAATTATTCAATATATTTATAAATATATGGAATTTTTAATTAACGAATCTCAATTGAGAGTTATCTTACAAGAACAAGACCAGTCAAAAATGACTGACTATATGAAAGAATTATATTCATTCACGAGTAATATCATCAATAAAGTTAGAAAAACATACGGATTAAATTTGAAGTTGTTGCTAACTTGGGGGGCATCGGTTGGTGGTTTAGTGATGCCATTAGATAATTTTATCAGAAGTGGTAGGTTTGATATCACGGATGAACAAGTGGCGTTACTTTTGGTTGGGGTTGCTTGCACATATTTCTACGACAATGAAAACACATTAAAAAAGATTTTATCGAAAATAAAAGAAGAGGGTCTTGAGGATATTTTTAAAGAAGTTCTATTAAAAGGTAAAAATCTTAAGGATTCGTTCACCAAATTCATTAAATCTTCTAAAGTTACCATAAATTCAACTTTGGATATCATAACATATGCGTTTTTGATTCCAATAATAACGGACATTCAGTCTTCAATTACTTCCGGGGAAGATATCCAAACAGTATCAATGAAAGTCGCCAAAAGATTGGTTGCTTCGGGAGTTGTCTTGGTTGGTCAGGTCGTTTTAACTGAAATTATAAAAAAAATTATCAAGAAACTTTCCTAAGATAATTCAAGGATTCGTTTAATAACTTTCTCAACATCTTTTGGTGATAAGTTATGTTTTGAGTAATTCTTTACAAACCATCCTCTAATCACATCTTCGAGTGGTTTTCTTTCTTTTTGGGCTCTTTTTTTAAATCCTGCGAATTGTGCCTCTAATTCGTGTTTTTGGGTGTAATAATCTAAAGAGTTTTCCGGTTCATATTCCGGGAATTCCTCACCTTTGTCCATTTGAGACATATGTTCAATCTCATGCCTAATTAATTCATTAAGTTCAAAATATAATTCTTCTAAAATTTCTCGGTCGAGATTTGGATTGGAGATTATTTCAATCAATATAATATCTTCATCAGGGTAATATTCCCCGTCAACTTCAACGGTCTCAATATCTTCACTTGTGTTTAATGTTAATTCGATTGAAAACGGACTATAAAGTTTAGGGCTCATATAAACCGTTTCATTACTAATATCTTCAGGTAAAACATATTCTCCCTCTTTTTGGTATTTAACCACAGACATAATATCTTTAACTACTTTTCTTACGATATTGTCGTATCTTCCTTCGGTAATAAAACTTTCATTAATTTCGTTCTTTAAATCATTAACCACTTTATTACAAAAAATGTGATTTTCGATGTTAAAAAAATTTAGTAAATTATATAAACTATTACTTACTCGTGAAGTCACTTGAAAAAGTGTGGTATCGGTAGTTGTTAATGTTTTTTCATTTCCTCCGATTGACTCAAAAATATGATTTAGGATTTTAGAACTAACTCTACCCGCACTCTCAAGATATAATGTATATTCGATAACATCTTGCCAATCACCAACAACTATCAATTTACGGATTCCTGTAAGTTTAAGTTTATAATTAATAACTTCCTCTTCATAGTAAGGAGACTCTATCGTAAAATTGTGTACTTTAAGAAAATTATTAATTCGTTCTATTGGGAAATTTATTGGTTCCATAATCTATAAATATCCCTTAAAATGGTATTGATAATCCTACACCATATCTAAACCCTTTTGAGTAATTTAATCCTAAAGAAAAATCCAAAGTTTTTTTATTTCTAGTTATCATTCTAATTGGGTATAATTTAACCCAAACATCCGGAATTAATTCTAAATCAATTTGTCCATTTTCAATAAATGTTCCAGCCATAATACTAAATGAATTACTTTTATCAACATATGAAAGACCTAATCTATTCATAATTGATAATGGAGTGGTATATGTATATGGTTGTGGGAATGATGTGGTGTAATATCCCCCAACATATAACCCAACTTGTTTAAAGTTATATGAAGCAACTAAAGAGTTTTGGTTTGGGATATATAAAATATCGGTTTGTTGAGATTTTACAGATAATGTTACCGCTAAGAAAACTAATGTTATTATTTTTTTCATATCTAACTATTTTATGTTGCAAATATACATAAAAAATTTGATTTAGAGGTAAATATATTTTATATTTTAAAAAAAACTGAAACAATGTCCAGACTTAACGAATTAAAACGAGACAACCCATCATTAATCCTTAATGTTATCGAAATTATCAATAGTTTATTTAATAAAAGCAAATATACCGAATTATCGGTCAATTTAATTAAAAACTATCGAGATAACAGAATGAATAATTATGATAGAGCCGATAATCTAAAGTTAGAATTAATTCATGAATTTAAATTAGATGAAGATTTTGTAAACTCAAAATCCAATGAAGAAATAATTAATATTCATTGGTGTTTAGTTGATTATTTTGGGTATCATAATTTTGAGTTGATTAAAAAATTTGAAGAATTAAACGAAAGAAATTTAATAATTAATAATGATTTAACTAAATTTAAAACTTTTGAGGAGTTGGAGTTGGAGGTATCTTTAGCCGAATTAAAATCGGTGACTAAAGATTTAGAAAAGCAAACCATTAAATTATATGAAAATGATGAATGGTTAGTTATTAAACCTATGTCTTTTTTGGCATCTAAAAAATATGGGGCAACTACAAGATGGTGTACCACTATGGAACACAATCCTGATTATTATTTGAAATACTCAAGAAATGGTATTTTAATTTATTGTTTAAATAAGAAAACAGGCGATAAGGTTGCGGCATATAAATCCCTTTCCACTCACGAAAATCGCGAAACATCTTTTTGGGACATGTCCGACATCAGAATTGATTCAATTGAAAGTGGATTACCTAATGAAATTATGGAAGTCATTAAGAATGAGTTCATTAATATGAAAAAAACTAACTGGGATTTATTGTCCGAAGATGACGCAAATAATCAATTACTATGGATTCAGCGAAACTCGTTTGAGAAAGAGTTTAGAGTACCTGAACCTATGTTGACAAGAATTGGAATTGAGGAATACACTGAGGAGATTAATGAATATGTTGGAGAACCTGGTGAACTTAGCTTTGTCCCTCAAAGAGCTCGAATTATTCCGTTTAGACCACATGAAACCTCAAATGATGAGGTCCCGACGAATCGAGATTAATCAAATTCTTCAATCTCAACAACTAAATTACTACCACCCTTTAACACACGATGCCAAGCAAGTTTTGGAATAAAGATTTGTTTGGTGTCGTCCAATTTTATGGGTAATTCATTTTCCATTTGAAATTGCCATCCACCACCCTCAAGAATTGTAACTTTTCGGTCGTTAAGGTCTTGGTGCCATTTTAATTCATAATCATCAACATCGGGACTAAATGTCCTGATTTTTTTATTGTCAATTTCAACTTGTTCAAACGGAAACTCCATGATAGATTTTAATATGAATGTAGTTTACCAAGAATTTGAAGACGATAATCCCAATTGTTTGGCGTAACGACCAACCGAACAACTCCAATATCCTGCAGTCGTTCTATCTTTCTTTTGGTCACATTTATGACGAGCTCTAAAAGACTTAGCCGCCTTTTTATTTGCGTTTTTAACTCTTAATCCAGGGTCACCAAAAGTAACTTTTTTAATTCCACCACCCGGTGATTTTACATAAACCGCAAACTTTTTAGGTCCACCAGGTGTTCTGAATGGTTTGTTTAATTTAACATTCTTTCCACGATGTTTGGCTTCAGATAAAATATCTTCTTCAGTCTCGACCTCATAAATAAATGGTGCGTCCAAGTATATGTATTCCTTACCTATTTTCACTTTTTTACCTAAATCGGATTCTATCATCATAGTATCCTCTTCATTTAATTTTATGTTTCCTTCGGTATATAATTTTCTTACCTCATTAACTAAATCAAAATAACTTTCAGAGTAAACTCTAAAAACATTATCAGTTAATGTTAGACCATTGTCTATATGATATTGTAGAGCATCTGAAACTTTAACATTTTCAGTTAATACTAAAGTTCTATTTAATTGTTCTTCTAATGTTTCTCTAATTAGTTTGCGTAAATTCATCACATTTTATTTTACTTATAAATATACTAACATGTATCTTTATTGGGAAGAAGATGATAAGTCAACATCACCTAATACAATATACCTTAAATTTAACACAATTGGTGATGTTGTAAAATTAACATCAAAAAAAGATGATGAATTTATAGTATTAAAATTATTCAATGTTATGGTTGAATAGGTTGACGATGTGAACCATAACACTTCGGTTAGTGGATTCATCCCCGTTAAACTTCTTGCAAGTAGATATCCATCATCAATATAAACTCTTCCATTTTTGTTAATATCACCAGCTCTCATCTTCGGTCCGGTATTCAATACCAATCCCGGGTTTAATACCGGAGGAACGCTAACATTTCTCGCTTCGTTCAATAATAAAGATAAATCGTTGTTAGTTAATGTTGTTGAGAATGATGGGATTATCCTATAAGTCATATTATATTCGTTTGGTTTCAATGAGTAATTTCCACTTATATCAACATTACTACTATCAATTAATGTGGTGATTGCGCCATTAATTTTGAATAATTTTAATTTTGGTCGATTAACCAACCCTGATGGTATGGAAAGATTTCCACTTATTGTTTCGGTTGGGGGTAAGTTTGGATTTGGTTGGGCTCCAGCAATTGTAGTCTTAAAATCAAAAGTATTGCCATAAGGATAAGTTCCACATATTACAGGAGAACCGGAATATTGCATAATAAATCTCATAAAAACGGGTCCGTTAAAGACTGTCGTTGGAACAACAAATGTTGAGGTTATTGTTTTGGTTCCTGTCCAAGAAGTGTTGGTGCTATGAACTAATTCTCCAGCATCTGTTAAAACTCCATTCCCGTTAAAATCAATCCATAATTTGAAATATTCCATGTAATTACCATTTGTAACTGCGGTATATGAAATGGATATGGTTTGACCTGCGGTAATGGTTGGGACTGCCGTTCCATTGGTGTAGTTAAAATAACCTGCCGGATTACCTCCGGATGCTGCGGTAAATCCATTACTACCTGCATATGTTTGTCCGTTTATCGTAACACTGGAAACATACTCACAACAAAATGTTGTTGGGTAACTAGCACATAATGAAGTTTGAGAGTGCGCGAAACTGCTTATCGATAATAAAATAAATAACAAATATTTCATCATAAATTAATTTTTGAACCAATTAGGAAAAACGAAAGAACCGGAAAGTCGGGATTGGTGCTCGTGTTTAGTTTATAATTCATATTGACTTTAAATCTTTTTGAAAATTGGTAATCAACACTTGTCCCTATAAAGGCACTGAATGTTCTGTCCGAAACACTGACTTTATCAACAGAGGAATACATCAATGGTGTGGATATTACATACAATTCAGGTGAGAGTATCATTCTTTTCCCGACTTTAAATGGTTTAGTGTAAAATGCTGTCATCGCAGGACTTAAATATAAATTCACATCTTCAGGGCTTTTAGTAATAGAACCGCTAACATTAAAACCCGTAATTCCATATTTTCCCGCATTTAGAATCATACTATACCCTAAAAAACTCATAAGATTACCATATGAATAAACTCCAGTTAAATTCAAATTATGAATTAATTTCAATTTTTTGTTCTTACTAAAGTGCATTTTGGTGTATCTCCCTGTTAATGCGAATTGTTTGAAATTTAACCAAATCATCGAGTTTAATCCCCAACTTGAGGTTCCAGTCATCGATGATTGTGACATTCCAACATTAATGATTGGTGTAAAACTTCTGTCCATATTTTGGGCACTTGTTAAATCAGATGAAACTATGATTGGATTAGACCTACTATTACTTTTACCACCTCCTTTACTACCTCCTGAACCTTTATCATTGTTCGCATCAGTTGTCATTGTTGTTGTCACCGCAACTTCACTACCTTGACCACCTGTTTCACTACCTGTTTCACTACCTGTTTGACCACCTGTTTGACCACCTTCACTCTTGGTTGTTTCTTGAGTATTAGTTGAATTTGAAGTTGTTGATGTATTGGTTGTCTCTGTAGTGGTTGAGTTATTCTTTACACTTGGTCCACCATTCCCTTCAGTTTTTGTCGTATTATTTCCACTACCTTGACCACCTGTTTGACCACCGCTTTTTGTTGTACTTGTTGTTGAATTTCCTCCGCTTTTTGTTGTACTTGTTGTTGAATTTCCTCCACCTTGTGTTGTACTTGTTGTTGAATTTCCTCCGACTTTTGTTGTGCTTGTTGTTGAATTTCCTCCGACTTTTGTTGTGCTTGTTGTTGAATTTCCTCCACCTTGTGTTGTACTTGTGGGTGATGGAGTATTATTCGAAGAAAAGACACTTGAGTTAAATGTTGACGGAAATGGGACGCCGGATGTAGAAATTGTTGGTGGTGGTTGTGAATTACTTTTTTTCTCATTTTTTTCATTTTTCGATGTTTTTTCATCCGAATTTGAACTCAAATCCGTATTCACTAACATTCCTGATTCCGCGTTAACTTGTCCCATAATACTTCCTACCACACTTTGAATTGTGTTCCCAATTATTTGGGAGGTTATTTGGTTTCTAATTATTGTTGTGGTTTGAATCGAACATGGTGTTAATCTCCTATATTCGGTATAGACTTGGTTAATCCAAGTGGCAAAAACACCACTAATAACATCATCAGCGGTGAAATATTTTTGTTGACCTAAAAATGACACTAATGAACCATTTCCACTTTGTATTGGAAGGTTGAATTGTGTAATTTCTTTAGTACAAGGGTCTACAAAAGTGTAGGTAAATGTTTGACCAATCGCGGTGATATTTGTAAATAAAAGTATCAATAAGATTGGTAATATTTTTAACATTTTTAATGAGTAAAGATTTGTTTTTTAATCATCCTTGTCACGATTTTAGAACATGCACTTTCCAATGACTTTTTGGTTGTTATACCAATTGTTGATTGATTGAATTTTACATCAGTCAAATTATCGTCATTTAATAAAGTCATTTCTCTTGTTGTTGACGCTTCCCCTAATCCTGATGCGGTGAAATAAGCTCCGGTTTCAGCATTAACAAATTTAACTTGGAGTCCTAACCGAGTTGTCAAGGTATTCTTGACACTTCCTTTAAGTTTTATGGTTTCATCTTCACTAACACTAAAATCATAAACCTCAACATAAACAAAGTAGTGAGCCAATCTAATCTTACCTCTACCATTTAATGTGTCCTGTGAGATTCCTGCTTGAGATGCTTGAAATTGTTTCACCATTCTGTTCTTAATTTCCGTTTTGTCTTCAGTAAAAATAAATCTGTCGGTAAATTCCAAATATTCGACTACGATGTTTGTCAAACCTAACCCAACCCTTTTATCTTTTAACTCGGGATATGACTCATATAATTCAGGAGTTACCCCAATGTTTAACAATTGAATCGGTATTGGTTTTCCGGTGTATTCAGGTAATGTGTCCATTGACGCATTCTTTTCGAAAGATGCTCGGTATTGTTCTGTCTTAATGGTTCCAACTTGAGAGTACGCCACGAAACTTATCATACTCGCTAAAATCAATATTATTTTTTTCATATTATTCTTCAATTGGTTTAATTAGTCCACAAACCAAACATTCTTCGTCACCATCACCATCTGAGTCACCCCAAACATGCTGACAATTTCTGTGTGGGAAATATTCGTCAATAACACCATCATTGTCGAAGTCTAATCCGTCCATAACACCATCTCCATCTTCATCAACTTCAACACCAATTTTTGTAACTTGGTCATTTACTTGGACAGGTTGTCCAACTTCTTCACTTGTCGGTAAAACTAATGGTTCTATTGACATTGGAACGATTGGGTTACTTGGTATATCTGCCGTGTTTGAAAGAGATGTACCATCCTCCTCATCCATTTTCTGGACTAGCATTTTATCTTTATCGGTATCACTGAACCAGTAATCGATAATTTTACCATAAGAACCAATAAATGCACCTAATAAAAGAAGTAGTAATTCTTTCCACTCGGTTGACATTGGTGTTTTCCACATTATGGCTCCGAAGATTCCTCCTATAATAAGGATAAACCCACCTAATACCATGGCAGTAATATACCATCTTCTTTTCATCATCGAATTTAGAAGTTCTTTAAATCCTGTTGGTTGTTGATTTTTTACCATTGTGGTTCTTTAGTTTTTAATTCGTCTTGTTTAGGTTCAGCTTTTTTTGTTTCTTGTGGTGCTGATTTTTCAACAACTTTTTCTTTGATTATCGTTGTTGTTCCACCTGCGGTTGCAGTTTGTTGTTGTGTGTTGTTGATGTTAATTACTGGTGCTGCTTGTTGAACCGGGTGTGGTTCTGACGCTTCTTCTTTTCCACCGAAAAGTTGAGTGCTTATCCATACTCCTCCCGCAGTTACAAGAGTGGTTAAAGCACCAATGATTGTTTTTTTAAGACCTGACCAAGTTCCGTCATTTGTCTCTACATTTTGTTCTTCTGACATTTTTTTAAAGTTTAATAAAAGGTTTAGTTATTTGTTTATTATCGCCGGACAATACCAATAGATAGTTTCCTTGGGATAGTTCAGGATGGTTTATATTTTTTGTGATTTTTGTATTGGTCCCATCTGAATTAATATATCCTAAGTCAATCATTAGTTTACCTTGATAATCATAAATAGAGACATTCATGTTTGTGTTAGGTAATAATTCAAATTCTGTTGTAAAATTACCTGTATTTGGATTAGGGTAAATACTAATCGTTGGCTCTGTGATATTACTCACTACTTGTGTCATTTTATACATCATCACAACTCTTTGTGATGCTAACACAATATTCAAATGGTCTCCTTCTTTATCTGAAGCATCCATTAATTGTCTGATAACAACATCGGTTGAAATATCATCCGTTGATGTTTTGGCTAAAAATTTTAATTTAAAAGGGGTCGCTAACCCTTGTAGCGACCCATTTTTTTGGTTATTCATTGCTCCGAATCTAACAATACCATTTACATCGTCATTGGTTACATATTGTAACCAAGGACCTTGTAAATTTGATACTATCTCATCGAATGAAACTTTATTGACATCATATTTTATCTCAAATTGTAAACCATTACTAAGTTCACCATTTGTTGAGATGTTAAATGGAACATACATTGGTTCACCCACAGAATAAACATCAGGAATATTCACATCAAATTGTCCTTTGTAAATCGCTGCGAATATTTCAGTTGTTCCGTTAAATACCGGTGAAGAGTGTGTTCTATCAACATCACCTAAAACAAAATATTTGATGTCTAAACTTAAATTTGTTAATCCAACACTATCATAAATGAAAGTTCCTCTATTAGAGTAATTTACCCAATCAGTCCATTGGTTACTTCCTAACACAAGAGAATCATATTCATCTTTACTAAAGACATTTATTAATTTTGAAGTGTCGATAGGTTTTAACCCTGAAACTGATGCGTATATCCCGTAAGGGTCACCACCATCTAATTTAGTGTTTAAGTTAATATCACCAATTAAAAATCCTAAACCATGTTTCAAATAAAGGTGTCCATAAGTTTGATTAACATCAGTGTAAACATATTCATTATACGCTTTAATCGCGTCTGAAATGGTTACTGCGTTGTCTCTAATGTAATTCAAACTATCCTGTGGGAATCTAACTTCAATTTTATATTTAGTATTCTCATCAACATTATTTAAAGTATATGTTCCATTGATGTTTGGTTTAGTTTGTGACACCAAGTTTCCGGTATTTTTCTCATAACAATAGATTGTCGGAAGAAGTCCTGTTGTCATTGTTGTTGGGAACCAAACTTTACCTGAAATAGTTAAATTACCTAACAACTTAACTCTTTGTTTTTGAATGTTAAGACTTGCGATGTTATCACCTATTGAAGTTCCGTCCACTTTAAACATTCTCGACCAATTCACAATAATTGAATCTGATTCATAATTTGATTCAACATTATTGATAATGAATTTGTTATGGATAATATACCCATTTGACGAGAAATTCGCGGCACTTCCTGAAGCGAATATTAGGTAATTACGACCTACTTTCCAGTTAGTGTCTGAAGTATAATTATATATCCCTGTTGCGGATGTATATGAACTATACTTGTAGTTATTCCATTCTTGGTAATCCAAGGTTGGAGTGTTGGTTGAATATGTTGCATCAACCGATGTCGAAATGTGCGTAAATAGGGTTTTCTTAAATTGAAAATCGATTTGGAAAGTTCTGATATCAACCCCTGATGCTGGTTTGTAATACCATGCAACATCAATTGTGTCTCCTCTCCTGACCGTTTTTAATTGTTGAAAATGACCTATTTCCGGTGTTTGTGAATATCCAATTACACTTAAAAGTATAAATGACATCACCGAAATTAGTTTTTTCATTTTTTAAATAAATTAATGATTAATGTCTCTGAGGACTTTTTTATAACATTCGAAACTGAAGTTTGATTAATTCCTCCATTTTCTGATATTATTAAGGTTGACATGGAAATCTCCGAAGATTCCCCACTCACAATAGTTTCTTTTAGTTTTTTACCTTCTTTGTTATACAAACGACCCCTAACTCTCAATATCGTTTCATTATCACTTTTGTGAAAAACTGAAATTCCGGAATTTGTTTCTATAACATCAAAATACAATAGTTCGACCTTGATGTAATAGTCGGCATTACTCGCCGAGTCCGTAACATCATAGTTTAACGCCTGTAAATTTTCTAAAAGAATGTTCTTAAATCCGAAAACTAAATTTCGGTTTTTTGTTAATGACCCAATCTCAATATTATTTTCAATTGATTGGATAAAAACTTTTTTTGGGGGTTCTTGATTTGTGAAGGATGTTAATAGCAACGCCACTAGCATCAAAGTGAGCATTTTTTTCATTTTAATAGTATCTTGGTATTGATAAATATTTCAAAACTTATTGTTGGTGGATATTTATTATAAAAAATATATTATGTTATTAAAAATTGGTTCTAAAGGAGATGATGTAAAAAAACTCCAAACAAAATTAGGTCTTGTGTCTGACGGACATTATGGAGCGCTAACCGCAACATCAGTAAAAAAATGGCAAGCAGCTAATGGATTGACTGCCGATGGTATGGTTGGGCCGGGAACTTGGAATAAAATGTTTGGAACAACTTCCGAACCATCTAATATAATTCAAGAAGATAAAATCATTCCTCAACCTGTTGCTTCAGTTGGAGGATTAAAAATTGATAAATTAAGAGGTCATATACCTGATTCAGTTATCTCACAAATACCTGATACCGCAGCAAAATTTAATATTACAAATAACTTGAGATTAGCCCACTTTTTGGCTCAATGTGGTCATGAATCAGGTGGGTTCAAAGCGGTTAGTGAGAATGTTAATTATTCCGCGGCAGGTCTTAAGGGTATTTTTGGAAAATACTTTCCCGGTAATTTAGCGGAATCATACGCTCGTAATCCACAAAAAATCGCTAGTAGAGTTTATGGTGGAAGAATGGGTAATGGTCCTGAAGCAACTGGAGACGGATATAAATTCCGTGGCCGCGGGTTTATACAATTAACTGGAAAAAATAACTACACTCAGTTCTCCAAATTTATTGGTGAGGATTGTGTTGCTAATCCTGATTTAGTTGCAACCAAATATCCTTTGGCGTCAGCCGCATTCTTCTTCGATTCAAACAAACTTTGGGCGATTTGTGACAAAGGAGCCGATAACGCGACTATAACCGCAGTAACAAAACGAGTTAATGGCGGGACAATAGGATTGGCCGATAGAATTAAACATTTCAACGAATATTACAAATTACTATCCTAATGCAAGAAGGACCGGTTATATATGATAGTGAATTTTTACCAAATGTAGAAATTGCCGTTCTATTTGAGGGTAATTTCCAATACGAAGAGATGAAACCTTTTTTTGAAGAATTCGGATATGGGTTTATGGTGCCAGGCAATAATTTAGTTGTTATCGATGGAGAACAATTACTTGACTCGAGAGGTAATAACCTATTGAAATTTATTGAAGCTCACGAAGTTTCTCATATTGTTATGGGTCACGACGGACCAAGAAGTGATGATGAGGAGTTGGATGCTGATTTGGGTGCATATATCTTATTGGAGAAATATGGATACCTCGACGACATTAAAATATTGTTAAGAGAATTTAAAAATCGTCACGGAATCAAATTTGACCCTTCTTTATTAGAAAGAGTAAAAAAATATTTCACTTAATTCAACTCATTTAATTTTTTTTGTTTATATTTGCATCATAAAACTTAAAAATATGGCAGCAGTAAGTAAACATTATGGTGATGTGAATGTATGGATTGAAAAAATCATAGATTCGTGTGATTCACCTAAACAACAACAGACAATTCAGAATTTGATTAATCAATTCAAGAAGATATTAGATAAGGATAATACCTTAGAGTTTGATTTTCGTTCCAATATTATTTGGCAACTTGAAAGAAAACTTGATAATAAAATTTGGGAGTTGATTGACGAAAAAATTAAAGAACAAGAAAAAGAATTAGTTAATTAATAAATAAAACATTATGGAAGTAAATTTTGCAGATAGTTTTGAGGATAGTCTTAAAAAAATGATTAGTCATAACACTTGGTGGTATAAAACTTACAATTTATTTCGTAGGGATATCCCAAATTTTGTTAAAAATGTTTGGAGATTTAGAAAACCTCTTTGGAATCATAGTTGGTGGGATAATCACGCGTCTTTAGAGTTTTTACAGGTGTCCTTAACTCACATGGCGGATAATATTGAGAAATATGGAAATGAGATTGATGGTCCAAGACTCAAAAAAGTTGAGAAGATGAGAAGGGCATCTCAATTAATTCAAAACTACATTAATGATTCATATTCCGAAATGGCAGAATCCGAGTTAGGTGAGTTAATACTACACGATTGGGAATTTGAAGATATTCCGGATAAACCTGGATTTAGTCGATTAGTTGATAAAGAAACTCCTGAAGAAAAAGAACATAATACTAAAGTTTTCAAAAGAGCCCATGAAATTGAATCTCAAGAATGGAACGAATTATTTGAAATACTAAAGGGTCAAGATGTTAACAAATTTGATAAAGATTACGATTGGGAAAAACAATTTGATGGTTCGGGGTTAAAATATTGGTGGGATTAAAAAAGTAAAAATATATGACAAAAATAGTAATTATTTCAATTATTTTAATTATTCTGATACCCATAGTCATCTTATGGGTTAGAGGTATTGATTATATGTCAAATAATCACCCCGACTATAAAGGAAACGATTTATTTGGAGAATTTGATGAAGACGATAAAAATTGCATATTATGAAAAAGAGAATAACATTTATTAGCGACTCGCATGGCAAACACAAGCAAATAACCTCTCATTTGTTAGGTGGGGATATTCTGATTCATTCCGGAGACATTAGTTCGATGGGGTATAATCACGAAATTAAAGATTTTTGCGAATGGTTTAATGGGATTGAGGGTTACACACATAAGATATTCATTGCAGGGAACCACGATTGGGGATTCCAAAATAATGTTGAAGAAGTTAGTGAAATTTTGGGGAATTATAGTAGTATTACTTATCTTCAAGATAGTCTCTCATTAGTTGGGAACCCGGATAAACCAATTAAAATATATGGTAGTCCATGGCAACCTGAGTTTTACGATTGGGCATTCAATCTTCCAAGAAATGGTTGGGAGTTAGGGCAAAAATGGAGTGATGTTCCTGTGGACACCGACATCTTAATCACTCACGGGCCAGCATATGGTTTTGTGGATAAAGTTATCGGTCGTCCGGAAAATCTTGGTTGTGAATTATTGGCAGAAAGAATTAAAACCATCAAACCAAAAATCCATGTTTGTGGTCATATCCATTCCGGTAGAGGAATTATCTTTAACGATGGAACTCTTTATATCAATGCATCTGTTTTAGATGAACAATACAATTACACCCAAAAACCATTCACAATTGATTTTGATTTTGAAACCAATGAGTGGGAAGTTATAAATTATTAGGAATATGAAAAAAGAATTATGTGATTGCGGAAAGGTTGCCGTATGGACTTACGGGCCAGGTTATAGTAATGGATTTAGTTCCGAATTTTGCGATGATTGCGTCCCTCGTGGGTGTGACTGCAATCATCGTTATATCGATGTGAATGTTTATCATCCACCATTGGATGAACCGGATTTACCTGAAGGTGAAGAAGGGAAGGATTGGAAATGGGTGAACGAAGAAAAAACCCATTGGTGTAGCATCGATGAACAGGGAAGAGAATACCCTTGTGCTGAATTTTGGTATGATGAAGATGGTTGGGAAACAGAATAAATTAAAATATATGAAAAATAAAAAAGATATACTTATTTGCGATTGTCATTCACCGGAACATCAACTAATCATTCAATATGATAGTGACGAAGACTCAAATGGAGTTAAACATCCTATGTGTTATTTTCACATCCATCTAAACAAAAGACCATTTTGGGAAAGAGTTAAGTGTGGAATCAAATACATTTTGGGAAGACAATGTAACTATGGCGCATTTGATGAGTTTATATTTAATCCGGAAGACGCAGATAAGTTACAAAATTTGGTTAATTATTTGAGAAGCAAGGATATTTAATAATATGAGTGCAGAACAAAGTGAGTTTTCCAACCAACCAAAAAAGATTTTATATTTAATCTCCCAAAAATTAATTTCTGACGATTTTGATGAGGAGTATTCTACAGATACCTATGATAGTAATCACACTATATTAAGTGACATATCTCGTATGTTTAGTATCGATGTAGTTGATGATGAGGATGTTCAATTTTTCACAAAATTTATCGAAATTAATAAACAACTTATTTCGGAAATATCTGAAACTAAAGATAGAAGTTTAATAGATAAACTTGTAATACCTATTGCAAAAACTTATGAGATGCTTTACAGCACTCGGGGTACATGTACTTATGAGGTATTTCTTAAACAAGAAATTGACTCTTACGATGAAGACTGGGTTAGAAGAAGTATTTTAAGACAACATGCTGATGGTTATTGGGATACCTATGAAGGTTGGGAAACTAGTAAACCCCAGTATGACAATTACGAAGAGAGTGATTGGTCGATTAATTCAGTCCGTGAATCTAATAAAAACATCCAAGAAAACAATTTCAAGAAAACAACAAAAGTTATTTCCTCAATGGATAAGAAAAGTTTACTTGAATTGAAAAATATTATCGACTCAAGACTTAGACTTCTTTGATTTTGAAGTCTTTTTTGACTCACCAACTAAATCACCTAAGGTTTTTTTCTTTGTAGGTCCTATTTCAAATCCTTTCTTCCATTTGTGTTCAACAGATATCGGATTAAATTGATGTATGTTTGAATCATATCTCCAAATAGAAATACATTCTTCACTCTCATAAGTACGAGACCATTTTGTTGGGTCTTTAGGGTTAACTTCTTTTGGCATAGTGCAAATATACAACTAAAATTTAAAATCTTCAGGGATTTCCTCGTCTTTTTCTTTACAAATCTTATTCATTTTACAAAAAAATCTTTCAAACGACATATAATTAACCCAAAAATTACCACTATTATCAGGATAAGCAACAAGTGCACCCTCACATCCCAATTTAGTAATTAATATTTGTTCCCTTTCTGAACTTTTTACCTGTGTAGGATACCAATTATCATTTATTTTAACGAATAAATCAATACCTAAAAACCTATCAACAAATCCGTAATCTTTACCAAAATTTTTATAAGTTATACCATATTTGTCAAGTTGTTCTATAAATTTTCTTTCAGTTTCAAATCCTGATTCTCTAACCTTTGACAATACTTGGTAAGTTTTCGTTGAAATTTCAGACCCCAAATTATTAAGTAGTTCTTCGTAAATATAATCTAAAGGTTTTTTTCCTAAAACATCTATATTAGAATTATTTGAATAAATTACAGATTTAACTAATTCCTCCGCTGGTTTTACCCACCCATTTTCATATCTAACACCTTTATTAGTTTGTAAATCTTTAATCACACCTAAATCTCTATAATATTCTGTAATCATAACCGCCAATGCTGAATAGTTTGTGTCTAGTCTGTTGATAGGGTGATATTCTTCCCCTGTTGGACCAGCATAAAAAACATAAACACCTCCCATCAAATTGTCATAAATCTCAAGAATATTAGATTTTATATTTTGACATAAATTTTTTCCATGTGTATTAACCCATCTTAATTCTTCTAACCCCTCTACCGCTGTTTGGGACTCTTGTGTTAGAGTATTCATTTTAAGATTATTAATCGTATCACTATTATTTTCAATAAATTCTTTTAATCTCTTATTTAAATCTTGTTGTAAACTATAATCTTCTTTAATTGCCTTTGTCGCGGCATAACAAAACATTCTTTCAGATTTTTCACTGAAAGAATTATTACAATGCTCCTTAATCCAATTAACTTTTTGTTCTGTAATATAATTTTTAATTACCGACCTAATATAATCCTTCATATGATTATAAATACCTGACAATAATAAAAAACCCCACTCAAAGGTGGGGATTTTCACTTAACCTTCCGGTTCTTGGGTCTTTTTGTTCAATGTGATAAACTTATCAACTGACGCGATTCCGAAACATGCGATGGTTAGAATTTTGAATGAGTCAAAAATGAACTCATTAACTAACAATGGTCGTCCCATTGCTCCTGTTATAATATCTACAACAGCAAATGAGCACATCATAACAAATGACATGAATCCGATGACCGCTTTTTCGTTGATTGAGTTGTGGTCGTTAAACAACTCTTTAAAAAATTTTTTCATAGTATCTTGGTTTTACTTATCTATAAATATTCTAAATAAGTCAAAAAAGATTACTATGTCTTTGAGATTATTCAATCATTTTCAAATATCTCTCCAACGAATTGATGGTGGTATTGAGTAAATTATACTTAGTTTTATCATCTCCCTCAATTATACCATAACTAGATAATTTACGATATTTTTCATTCAGTTCCGAGATATTTTCGATAAACTGATTAATTAACCCGATTAAGTTACCATCTTCATCCTTATCAATACCTAAAGTATTTTTTAATACATGGACACCACTACTTTTCAAGTTATCTAACTCAAGTTGAGTGACTTTAATTAATGATTCGTATTCTAATAACTTTTTGGCATAATCATCTAAATTTTCCAATGTCTCACCATTCACATCATATCCATTATTCGAACAAAATTGTAACATGTTCGATTCGCCCAATAAAGGTAAAGTAAGACTAATATTTTCGTTAGAATTAACATTAAATGAATTTGGGTAGGACTGACCTAAAATTTCGACATATGTGGTTAATAATTTACTTTTTTCGATTTCCATGATTGGAACCATTTGAGTTTTCTCCAATCTATTATTGAATATTACTAAATCCAAGTTAACTATAATTGTCTCAAAAGTGTTTGCAAGGTAACTTGGGACATTAATATTTTCTAATTCTTTTGAAATTAAAGTATCGGTTAATTTACCTCTATATTTTTTAGAATAAATCATACGACGATTACTATCGTTTAATATTAATGTAAATTCAACTACCGGATTGTTTGCTAACAAATTATCCCCTAATGTGTCGCTACCAACTATATTAACTGATATTTTTTGTGATGGTCCCATATTTTTTTTATTTATAAATATCAATTAAGGTAAAACAAATACCTTAAGGAACCAATCAACAAGAATATCTCTTGTAAACTCTTCGCAAGTCACTTTACCATTAGGATATAAAACATTAAAATAGTATGTTGTTCTCGTTCTTTGAACTGTCACAACATGATTACTATCAGTATAAATTGTTGTCTCATGTTGGTTTTCAAAATCAATGGTGTTCATACCTCTTACTCTATAACTTTTCCCGTCAATCATAACTTGCCCACAATCTTTAAATTTCCAAACACAATGATTTACTTTAAGTTTACCAACATGTTGAGAAAATCCACTATTAAATGTAAAAAATAAAGTTATAATAATTAATAATTTTTTCATACCCAAACTAGTTTGTTATTTTATTAACTATAATTGCAACTGAGGTCATAATTAAAAACCACACCATTACCCAAAAATAAGGATTACGAAATATTTGTTTTACTTTTTTCATATATTTTTTTTAAC